CGACATGACCTGCTCCATCACCACCACCGAGCGTAGAACCTTTCTGCCACACCATGATGCCACCGACAACAGGAGTGCTAGAAATCTTTAGCCCCTGTCTCTTAGCCGACTCGATGAAATTCTCGGCATTACAGACAAGCTGAACATGGAACGACTTTACTATTCCTTCAAGGTTCGGGTCGTTCCACAGTTCGTTGAATCTGCCGTTGGCATACCCGACGCAGTTGCAGAGTACATTCGCTCCGCTGACAACAGGCGAACCTGCGACAGCACCATTCAGACCACCGCTGACCTGTCTGATGTAATACTTATTATTCTTCGGGCATTCCGTGCGTATCTTCATAGTCCACCTCCAACATCTGATAGAAGTTCTCATCATTGAAATTGTCCTGTGTCTTTTCTGCCCTGTAGGTAGATGTACTGACTCCGAGAAGTGTTCCAAGTAAAAGGGCGACCGCTCCGATGGTCGCCCCTATCTCAACTGTGTAGTTGATGTTCCATATCTTCCCGATTGTCAGCCAAAAGACCTGTAAGGCAGGTAAGGCTATCAATGCCACATATTTTAGAATGTCATAAGTCCTGTTATCCAATTTCATTTACTGCTCCTTTCAAGTTCGGCTATGCGTTCTCCCTACACTTGCTCTTAATCGGAGAGCTTGTGTTCTGAAATATATGCCCTAATACTCTCAATATCAGCCTTGAGGCTTGCGTCTACCGCAACGAAAGACCCTTTGTTGTTGCTTGAGATAACATCTCCTGTCTCGGCGTTTATCTCATCAAATGTATAGGATACACGATTTCCACCATTTACATTGAGTACTGCAAACGATGCAAGCTGTTTAATAGTTCCCATAAAGTAAATCCTCCTGCTGTGCTACATAATCTTCTAAAAATATATCTGTTACGTTAACGTACTCATCCAAGTCGCTATTAGGTCGCTCAAGCCTGATGTTGCCGTAGCCCCTCTGCTTTCCCTTTAACTCCCACGCAACTTTTAAATTTGGAGTTCCTTGTATAACGAAGAACCGTTGAGTTTTGTCTGCGACCCAACAGTCGCCATCTCCTTCTTTCTGCAAAAACACTTGATACTCGACATTCTCGGCTATGGTTTCGCTGAATATATCGTCTACATCTACATAACAGAACCCGTCTTCGCCTATAACTGCCTCACCTATGTCCCCGAACAAAGGAGTCGGTGTTTCGTAACAATAGAGCAGTCTATTCTGATAGTTATCTGTCTCGACTTCTCTCGGCTTTGTGCCAGTAACGGAGAGATTGCCGATAACCGAGAGATTGCCATAGACCGTAGCTTTTTGGGTAGGCGTAATCGCCATCCCGTCAGAAGAACCATTAATCGAGCCTACTATCGCCAACGATGGAGACCATATATCTCCGCTATAATTGCTTTCTCGGCAAAAGTTTAAACCGCTAATTCCGCTTAAGCTGACGCCGTGAACGCTACTTCCATCGACAGAGCGGAATCGGCTCGTTATATAGTCGCCCTGAATCTTGAAAGCGTTATATAGGGAGTTGTTTGTCCCAATTCGTTCAGCAAGCAACCTCGTTCCATCTATCGAAAAATTGGTCTGTATGTTGCCCGATGTTGATGTAGAACTCAACGAATTGTCTGCAATCGTAAAATCCGCAATATTGCCCCGCTTGGTTACGAGCTGTCCAGTTGAAAGATTCCACGAATTTTTGTTTGCTGTGTCTGATATAGTTCCGCTTTTTATCTTGTCCGCAGACATTGTCCCCGTGAATGTTAGGGTTGTTGGCGTAACCTCAAAATACTTCGAGTTGCTATCGTCGTATGCCTGCAAAGAAGCAGGATTAATCAAAAAGCGTGAACTTCCGTCTTTGCCAATCCTCGCTGTGTCGCCATACTTCGCTATGGAATACGCATCAGTAGTACCACCCTTGAAGATTTCCATGCCTGTCGCATCTATGACTACGGAATCATTTACCGTTGAAGATGGGTGAACCCTTATGCCATTCTCATCTATCTTCGTTATGTAAGTTTGTACTTCCTCGTCTGATGGACACCAATCGGTGGAATATATTCCATGCTCTAACTTCATTTTGCGTATTTGAAGAGCGCTATCTGTGGTACGGTTATATATTCGTATGGCTAGACCTAATACATCACCGCTACTCGACGTCAAATCGGTCAATGACATTACAGGAATATTTAAAACAAACTTTGTCCATGACGATGTCGTAGACAGATTAGCCGTTTTGCCATAATATTTCGTTCTTGATGGATTATTAAATGATCCTTCAGGCTGATTAGTCCCCATAAAATTTAAAACAATGGTGGTGTCTATATTTGCCTTGTATTCAAATGACAGCCACAGCGGTGTACCATCTATGATAGCGAGTTTCAATGATGGTTTTGAATCTAACCTACTTGCGTATGATGCGGAATCACCATTCAAGGTAATTACTCCGAACTCATCGGTTGTGTCTTTTGAGCCACCTGCCGAAATATACCACGATGCCATTTTCTGCGACCCGATAAGTAAATTCGTGTTAACGGCATCTTCGGGTGCAGGTGTCCAATCTGTTTCCTTGTTGCCCTTTTCTAACTTGATGTTGCTGACCGTAAGCACCGCTCCCCCTGTAGCATTTCTCAAACGAATCCTACAAGCTGTGAGTGTAGATGATGCTTGGTCAGATGACAACTTAAAGGTTTTGGAATAATGCCCACTCACATTACCGCTCACTTTAAGGCTTGACCCCGATGCTAGAGTGCCTTTTATCTGAACATATATGTCTGATGTCGTAGAACTGTTGCCTGTTACAATGTAATCAAACGAATATGTCCAATCATCCTCGGTATTCGTCAGCACGCTTTGCCCATAATCAGACAATATAGGGTTCGGTGATACATAATTGTTGGAAGCAGTTGCCGTATCGGGAGATACCCTTGGTCTCGCTGTGTTGAGTAATAAGTTCCTTCCACCAACTTGAACATTGCTGTTGAGTATCTCTGCTTGAGCAGACGAACTTATCTTGCCGAGCGTGATGGCGTTGGCTTCAATTTTATCCGCAGTTACAGCATCCGATGCAATCTTTCCTGCGGTTACTGCATTCGTGGCTATCTTGTCTGCGGTTACTGCACTCGCATCGAGTTTCGCCGTTGTCACCGCTCCTGCGTTTATCTTATCTGCGGTTACCGCATTAGCATCGAGCTTATTGGTAGTGATGCTTCCATCAACAATTAATTCTCCACCATTCTTTCTACGGATTACACACTTGCGGATATATATCTGGCTCTTAGTGGTTCGACTATCATCAAAGCCTAAAAGGTATAAATCTGCTGTTGTCCATGCTGCGTTTGACAACTTTAGTGTTCCCGAAAAGAACTGTTCTTCCGTTGTGAAACTGAGTGTTTTATTATTGTTATTTGAGGTCGTATGTGAGGAAGGTGTCCCCGAATACGACCATGCACGAAGCAGGATATTACCTGCAACTTCAGCTTTGCCGTAAAACTCATAGTACAGCTCATCGTCTGTCTTAAAACCATTCTGAGTATAATCCGACAGCATCAGATACCGCTGTGTGGCAGATTTCTTAGTGAGATACCCGTCTCTGATTTGTGCTTTGTATGAATCATAACTATCAGTCGGAATTGAGCCTTCATAAGCCTCGTTGACTACCGCAAGATTCGCACTGTCACTTATGGCAATTTGCGATGCACCGATTGAGTGTGCTTTTATCTTATCTGCCGTTACTGCTTCGGCATCGAGCTTGTCAGTCGTTACCGCACCCGCATCTATCTTATCTGCGGTTACCGCATTAGCATCGAGTTTTGCTGTCGTTACCTCTCCTGCACCTATTTTATCTGCGGTCACCGCTCCTGCATCGAGTTTTGCTGTTGTTACTGCTCCTGCATCGAGTTTATCAGTAGTTATCGCTCCATCTACGATGAGCGAAGCACCCGACATCCGCTCACACTTCAGTTGCTTGCAATATCCTTCGCTATTCGCCCAAGATGTCGCAGGTTTTTCTTGGAACGTCATCCCTATATTTATTCTTGGAGCAGATGCTAAACCGCTTGTTATCGTTACCACTACATCAAGCGGTGTCGGAGTGTCAGCTTCAGTAGGAACCCAAGACAAATACATTGTTGCACCATCAATGGTACCACCCGAATCGTTTCTTCCATATAAAACGAATCTCACTCGTCCTGCGTTCGTTGTCTTAGCAATACCTGTTATGTGATACTGTTCGCCTTCAGATGCCCACTGGTCTTTGACAGGTGAAAGCCAAACATTCGCACCTGTTCCGAACTTATGAATCCACCCATCAACAATTTCTGAATTTGATGGCGACGCTATCGAATCGGGATTTAATTCCGTTACCGTGATGTAGTTATTGAAATCTCCTACCATCAGCTTGCTTGCCGATATTGAATCTGCACCAATACGGTCAGCAGACAACTCGCCTGTCGTGATGTTACCTGCATCAAGGTTAGATACGGTCACTTGACTTGCGTCTAATGTTCCTGTGGTTATTTTGTTCGCTGACAGATTTGCTAGGGCATCATCACCTAATGAAACCGCTACCCAATTAGAACCATTGAAACGATAGATTTTATTGTCATCATCTGAGTCGAACCATACATCGCCTTCAACATACGCTCCACCTGTCGGCTGTGATGCCTGTCTGTAGATAGTGTTCTTCCCATCGGCAGACCTCTGAGCGTTGTTAGCTATCGTTCTGACCTCGCTGATGTTCTGTTCCGCAATCTGAAACTTAGCCGATACAGGTGCTACGGTTGCGACAGAATCCGCTTCTAGTGTTGCCCTTATAGCATTTATCTCTGAGTGCAGACCACCATCATATATGTGCTTTACCGAATGGCAAGGAACTGTGTAGATGCTTCCGTTCACATCTGTGACGGACAATACATCATAACCTTCTATTCTAGGGTCGCCCAATGACAGGTCTATGGTCGCAGGACGGTACGAATATCCGACTAGATTGTTCTTGAATACATTATTGAAGATGCCTTCTGTCATGTATTCATTCTCCACAGTCAGATTTACCGTACCGCTAGTGTATGTCGCCTCACCTGCTTTGCACTGTACACCTGTGATTGTGAAGTCCTGTTCTTCCACATCGGGGAGAGCTAACATCATGCTCGAATCCACCGACAGGGTAGGCACAGTTGAGAACAACCGCACTCCTATCGTTCCGTCATGATTATCTACAACATAACCGCCTATCAAGGATGCCAACACTTGCAATGCTTGGTAATGTGACAGACCCGACATATCCTTACTGACCACATAACTCGTTGTGAAACCGCTGTCCATGCTGACGGTCACACCTAACTGAGTCTGTAATGCTGACCGAATATTTGCCAATGTCTGCGATGCAGGTGGAATGAACGCACCACTAGTCCTAGACACGGTTCTGCCGTAAGCGGTTATTGTGGTCGAATACCTTGTCTTATTGACCTCAGAACAATAGAAATAGCCTAGAGTGATATATTCATATGCACCATCTATCTCTAGACCTATCTCTGCCTTTATCTCTTGGTTCTTTACATCGGTGTTCAGTTCAAGTATCTCAGCGGTCAGCATGGACGATATGACCGCACCGATGCCGAACTCAGAATTGCCACATGAACCCTTTGTTATTTCTACCCTTTTGATTGCTCCGTCAAGCTCAGTACCATTCAGCGTGAGCCTATAAAGGAAAGACCTAGAATCGTTCCGTACCGTTGGTGCATAATTCGCATTTAAGGCTTGCCCTGCACTATTCTTGGTTATCATTTCGCCCTCCTACTGCTCAATCACGCTTACCGCTACATCTTTCCAAAATATGTTGTTCCCTATAGGCAGATAGTCACCTGCTATCTCTGACCGATAGAACTTCTTTGCATTGTTCTTCGCATTTGCCAACGTAGTGCCGACCCCAAAATAAAAGAAGCCCTTCGGGAGCTTCGTCTTTATGGTAGTCATTTCCGCATCTGTTATGATGCCCCACTTGATGTTATAGGTTACTTTCTCAGCGACTACATCACCTATCATCTTCGCTTGGTTAGAACCCGATTGTGCTCTGCCTGTGTTCTCCGACCATATCATTTCAAAGGTAGGATTTACAGAGACAGGCGAAGGGAGAATCGCCATTTTCGATACGCTTGTACCTGCATATATTCCTAGTGCCATATTCTCCCTCCTATACTATCAACTCTAAGCGACCTGTCGCTTTTGTGTGGTTATTAATCCTTTTTACTACGTTGTTCTTTATCTGCTCACCATCGAGGTAGACATTCGTTTCCTGCGAATTGATTGCCTTTAATATCTGAGTGAGCAGTATTACCATCTGACTATCTGACGAATTGTTTGTGGCAGAACTCGATACACTTCTGCTTGTCATCGCTAACGGTGGTGCTGTCATCTTGAATCGGATTCCTGCTATCGCTTTTGCGACTCCATCCGATACAGAAGCAACTATTTGGTCGTTGTTCATAACGGCTGTATGCCCACCTAAAGTTCCGACTAGCTCTGGACCTTTTTCTCTAGCGATGAACATCTGCCCACCATTAGGTGAACCGCCCGAAGCATATTGCTGAATCGGCGACCACTTACCATTCTTATAGACACCACCAGTTTTCTTGAACCAAGAAGTAATCTTTGCGGTGAAGCTGATAACCTTTTTCGATAAGGCATCGTACCAAGAAGAAATCTTTGCGGTGAAGCTGATAACCTTGTTTCTTAAAGCGTCATACCACGAAACCATCTTTGCGGTGAAGCCTATGACCTTATTTTTTAAAGCATCTTTCCATGAGGTCATTTTTGCTTGGAAGCCTATGACCTTATTTTTTAAAGCATCTTTCCATGTAGTGAACTTCGCCCCGACAGAGATTGTTACGCCCTTACCGAGCCACTTCTCCTTTACATAAGCTGAGATTGACTTCCCACTCCATGCTTTCGCCTTTTGCAGTCCGATACTTTGGATGGTCTTGGTCTTACCCCACCATTTGTTCTTGAGGTAGCCTGTTACAGAAAATCCTGTCCATCCCTTCGACTTCTGTATGCCTATGCTCTGCGTGGTCTTAGTTGAACCCCACCACTTTTTCTTTATGAAACTAGTGATAGAAAATCCTGTCCAACCCTTTGACTTCTGTATACTGATGCTCTGAGTAGTTTTGGTCGAACCCCACCATTTCTTCTTGAGATAACTAGTAATAGAGAAACCTGTCCAACCTTTTGACTTCTGTATTCCAATACTTTGTGTAGTTTTGGTTGAACCCCACCATTTTTTCTTGATATACGATGTAATGGAGAAGCCTGTCCAACCTTTCGTTTTCTGTATGCCGATGCTCTGCGTGGTTTTGGTCTTGCCCCACCACTTCGACTTCATATAGCCTGTGACAGAAAAGCCCTTCCATCCACTCGACTTGCCGATTCCAATCGAAACGGTAGGTTTTTCCTTGCCAAGAACCGCTTCAGAGAAGGTCTTTTTGCCTGTAATCCAATCCCAAAGGTTCTTTGCACCTTCCGTTACGCTAAAACCGAACTTCGCAACGATGTTGTGCTCTTTGTTGCCACTTAGCCACTCATAGATTTTCTTGAACAGGTCTGTCAGTATTGCAACGAGCTTGAACTCTGTCATGATTGGAGCACTCTTGACCGAAAACTCCACTAATTTCTTTACCCAATCGGGAACTCCCCAATCAGCAAAGAACTTAGCGGTGATGGCTACAGACTTGTCCTGTAAGTCGGTTATGAAATCAAAGACATCGTTATCTTCAAGCCACTTCTTCAGCTTCTTAGATGCCTCATCAACAGCACCCTTTAAGACACCTAATATTGCACTTGCGATGTTGCCTAACAACCTTCCTGCACCTGTGAATATTCCTATCCAATCTATGCCTGTTATGAAATCAACTATCGCTTTCCCGATAGCTTCCCAATTTACAGTTTCGAGGAAGGTGTTGAGGAAATTGAGTCCTGCCTTGATTCCTTCTCCGATGGTTTTGCCAAGCAATCCCCAATCAAGATTCTCGATGAAGCCGTTGAGGAACGTTCCGATGCTTTTGGCTACCTTCTCTAAGGTGGCATTTATCTTATCCCACGGAATCTTTTCAAGGGCATCATTTATCTTGTTGGCTAACAGTTCACCGAGCCAGTAGAAATCTCCTTTTTCCCATGACTCTTTGAACTTATCTGCCCAAGCGAAAGCGTCTTCGGTTACAGGCATGGTGGTGAAGCCACCGCCACCTCCACCGCCCGAACCGCCACCTCCACCGCCACCCGAGCCACCGCCCGAGCTACCATCGAGTTTGTTTATCTTATCGAACCCCATTAAGGTTCTTTGCAGTTCTTTGGCAGAGCTGTTTGCCCCATCAGCAGAATCTCCGATTCCACCGATTCCATCAGCGATTCCCGAAACGCCCGAGGAAACCACCGATACCTTCTTGCCTGTCAGAGCAGAGAAGAACATGGCAACCGCATTTGCGCCCTTCGCAAACAGGTCGATTATTTTAGATATGGCAGGTGCTAGAGTCTGAATCAGCGGTGCGACTGCCGATGCCATCGCATTGCCTAAATTGGTGAATGACGCTTTCATCTGATTTATGCTGTTCGCAGTTGCTTTGTCAGCCTTTATCAGATTGGATAAGCCCTGTCTCAACAGAGCGACTACGCCAACGAGTGCTATTATCCGAGAGACGCCACTCGTTATGATTCTGAACAGCCCCTTGAAGCCACCAATGATTCCACCGAGCATGCCCTTTGCGATTTTCAGCGGTACTGACAGCAGTCCTTTCAGCTTCGTCTTAATGAAGTCAATAAGAGTAAGAATCTTCGAGCCTTTAAAGTTCGCACCCCTAGCAAGACCGTCTGCGATTTTGTCAGCGGTAAGCATTGCGTTACCTGCTTCTCGGATTGCCTGTTCGTATTGCCGAGCCTTTGCAATGTCTTCTTCACTCCAACCTGTGTTTTTCAGCTCTTCCATTTTAGCTGTGATTTCAGCTATTTGAGCTTTGATGCTTTCAGCGGATTCTGCTACACCCGAAGTGTCGCCATATCCCTCTAGCTGTTTCTTGAACGAGAGCTGTTCTTCAAGTTCTTTTTTCCTGTTTCCTAGATTGAACAGGTCTGCGTTCTTCCTGCTGTTAGCACCTTTGGCAAAGTCTTCGTACTGTTTGACAGCCTTCTTATAAGCGTCCTTTGCTTCTATTGCAGTGGTGATGGACTTTTGAAGCTCATCGTTTGTCGCTTTGATACCCTTCTTGAACAACTTTATGTCGCTAAAAAGAGAGCCGAGCTTGACCTTCCTAGCACCTTTGTCAAAGTTCTTTGCGAAGCCCAGTCCGAGCCTTTCACCGTCCTGTTTCAGTCGCCCGAGGTCTCTGTTGAACTTCTTTGTATCTAATCTAGGCGTAAAAATAACGTCGCCTAAAGCCATGACTATCCTCCTTTCAAGGTCGGTTGTCTTGCCTATCTAGTGGCGACGTTACTCGTTACCTTTATTTCGATTTTTGTTATCTTCCCACATCGTGGGCATTTTATTTCGAGCTTTCCGTATTCAATGAGTAATAAGGTTTTACCGCAGTCTTCACATTTCAGCTTCTTCATTTTGCCATACCTATCAGAGCGTTCTTGATTCCTTCAAGTGCGTCATCAACCTGTTTGGCTGTCTTGTGCCGTGCTTGCTTGACTAGGTAATCGTTCCTTATTCTTCTTTGCTCGGGGGTGAATTCTTTCAGATGTTCGGGGTTATTCTCCGCTCGAATACCTACAATGCGTCCGAGCGGAGTTTCGCCCGATAACCCTTCTAAAAGATATGAGAATTCACGCCAACTCATTGACCTTAATTCTGTCGATAGCCGTATGCCGTACTGTGTCTGAAAGCTCGCAACAATTAGTGACCAGTCGTCATTTAGGTCGTAGTACGGCTCGGTTATTCCCCCGACTTTTCATCGGGGTCGTTGCCCATGCACAAATCCATTGCTGTGGATATGAGCAGAGCATAATCACTCATGTTGAGTTTAAGGCTGTTGATATACTTTACGTCCTTTTCGGAGAAAAGTATGCTTGGTGCTTCGAGAGTAGCTTTCATCTCGCCTTTGGTTTCAAGCAGGTCTAACAGCTTTAAGGCTGTCTCAGCCTGTGCGTTTACGGTGATTGTCTTGCCCTTGATTTCAATCTTTGGGTTCTCATCGAATTTAAGTTTATCGGTCAGTGAATATACCATGATTCCCTCTCTTTCTATTATTAAGGTGTTACTGTCGGTTTGCCGTTCGAAAGAACCTCGAACTCAAGCGGTGCTACGGCTGTGGAGTCACCCGAACCAAGCGCAGTTACGTTGATTGGGGAGCCTTCAAATGTGACAACCGTACCGTCCTTGAACGTCCACTGGAAGTCTGCTTCTGCATCTCTGCCATTCTTGAACGCAAGACCTGCGATGAAGTTGTTACCTGCATCACCTACATTTCTCTTGCCCGAAACCGTGATGGTGATGTTTTTGGCTGTCATAAGCCTTCTGACCCATCCCTCAGATTCGAACGGAGTCCATTCCTCAACACCGTTGTCGAATGACACTTCAAAGGTCTCGCAATCTGCGATTGTTTCCCACGACGCTGTGCCACTTTCCGATGTGTTGACTTTGAACTGGTTCTCATAACATGGGAATACGCCTGTAGTTGTTGCCATGATTACCTCCTGTAATATATGCGTGCGGATATGTGATATTCATACACTCCGTTATCGTCAGTACCGAGGAAAGTCGGTTCGCTTTCATCTAGGCTGAGATACTGCACATGAATGTCGCCCATATCCACATCAGTGATGAAACGTAAATTGCAATAGAGATTCCAAGAAGCCATTTCAGTCTCGTTGGCGTTCTTGTTCCAATGGATAAGTATCCGCACCCTTGAAACGTTGTAGGAAGATTCACCGCCTACAGCTTCTACCCTTGCAAGACCGCCCTGTCCGTAAATACCGACCGTCTTCAGCTTGGAGTTGTCTATCTTACCGATATAATAGTTATCGGCAACATCTAAGGTTTTTAGATAGTCTCTGAATTCTGCTAGCATTAGAGTTTCCCTTCCAGTATTTGTTTCAGTGTGCTCTCAAAGAAATCGACAGGCTCGTTCTGATATATGCCACCTGCCTTCCACAACTCGAACCACAAGCCTTGTGCGAAAGGGTTCTTGTCTTTTCTGAAGTTATACTC